CTTGATCTTGACGAACATCCCGCCGAAGGGCTGCGGCGGCGGCTTGATCCACGACACGCCCTCGGCGGCTACGGCCGGATCGTCCGAGAACTTGGTGAGCAGCAGCCCGCGCGAGGGCGTGCGGATGGCGCCCGACAAATCGGCGCGCGTCGCCCGCTTGAAACTCAGCTTGTCGCCGACGTAGCTCGCGGTCAGCCGCACCTCGCCGCGGATCGCCTTGGACGCCGCCGTCTTGATTTTTGGCCCGGACTTGTTGATCGCCACGCGCAGCGCATCCGCGCTGTTGCCGCCCAGGAACTCAAAGAGGCTCAGTGCCTCCTTGATGGCCTCGCGGTCGATCTGGACGTTATAGGCAACGGCGGTCATGCGGCCAGCACCGTATGCTCGAGCGCATCCGAGCGCAGCACCGAATCCACCACCAGCGTGCGCCCGGCGAGCTCGCCGCCGGTCACCGCAAAGGTGTCGCCGCGCCGCGGCATGGCCGGCACCTGCGCCACGCGCACGCTCACGGCCACGGTCTTGCCCGCCACGCGCGCGGTCTCGCCGTACTGCTGCAGGTTGTGGTCGATCAGCACCGAGCACGGCACCGGGGCGGCGTCGCGCGCGGTGAAGCTGGCATCCTCGCCGTCCATGGCGTAGATGCGGTCCACCGACACGGTCAGCATCGCCCCGATCGCGCTCATGGTCGATCAGGTCCCGGCCGGCAGATACGCGCCGAGCTTGATTCTCACCGTGCTCGACGGGTTGGCCGCGGCCGACACGGCCACGCCCACGCACACCTGCGCGGTGGCGGTCTTGTTGACCACTTTGTTGGTGGCATCCCAGAACACGCGATCGCCGACGCTGATCGCCAGCGCGCTGGTCTTGCCGATGGTCACCACGCCTTCGGTGATGAACTCGCCTGCGGCGCCGCTGGTCACCGGTGCCAGCGCCACGCCGAACAGCCCGGCGCCGAACAGGTAGCCGACGCCCGCGGCCACATCGGCCGCAGGTGTCAGGGTGAGGGTGAGCCCCTCCTGGATGTACGTCTGCATGCTGCGTTCTCCTGGTTGGCCGGGCCGTCATGGCCCGGCGCTTGATGGGGGGGGTAGGGGTTAGCCGCCGGCGTTGGTCACGGCGCCGCGGTAATCGACCGCGCCGACGCCGAAATCAAGGCGCACCTTCCAGCGGGTGCCATCGATGGTGAAGCCGTCCTCGCTCTCGACATACGGGGTATCGCTGCCGTCGAGGAATACCACCTCGAGCACCGGCGCTTCGTTGGGGTCGGCGAACAGATAGCGGCGGTTACTGGTGATGCGCGGCGTATCCACGATGTCGCGGAACAAGCCGTTGACCATGTTCGGGCGCTGCAGCTTGTTGGCGGTGTCGGGGTCGTACTGCGCAGCATTGATCACGCGCGCGGCGCCCCCCAGCGCGAGGCCCACGAGCAGCACAGAGGGGCGCAGATCGAGGAAGTCGTTTCCGCCGACGTCGGTTTGCGACGCCATGGCCACGCGGTCGAGGTCGAGCGCCGCCACACTCAGCGCCGCCGAAGTCGTCTTGTTGGCGTGGTTGGCGTGGAACAGCGCGTAGCCGTCGTCCATCGTCGGGCCGTCACCGCTGTTGAGAGCGAGCATCGCGTAGACGTCCGCTTCGACGGTGCGCTTTGCGGCGCGGCCGGCCGCGTCGGCCAGGCCCAGGAATGCGGCCAGGTCGTCGTTGATGATGGCCTGGCGGCTCAGGTTGATGACGTTGCCCTTGGTGCCGGCGCGCACCTTTGCGCGCTCGCCGTCGGGGATCGTCTTGTTGCGGAACTCGCCGAGCTCGTTGAGCGCCTCGAGATTGCCCAGCGAGCCGACGCGGTAGCGCGGGTGATCGCGGAAGTCGGTCACGGTGCCGCGCTTGCAGAAGCGGCTCCACGTGTCCGGGGCGGTCGAGTACGCCTGTTGCAGCGTTTTGTGCATGGCGTTTTCGAGCAGGATCGGGAAGTCGCTGGTGCCCTGGGTGAAGGCGGCGCCCACGAGCTGCATCTGATCCATGTGGCCGTGCTTGATGCCGGCGCGATCGAGCGAGGCGCGGGCGATGTCGAGCAGCTTTGCGCCGCGATACTGCGACGCGCGGGCGCGCTCGCGGGTGGCGGCATCGGCCACGCCGGCGCGCACCAGGAGCGAGGCCACAATGCTGTCGCGGCGCTTGTCTTCCTCGTCTTCCACGGTTTCGATGTGGGTCGCGCCCACGGGCTCGACGTGGCGCTGCGCCATGGCGGCAAGGATCTTGCGCGCGGCGGCCTCGGGGGTGCAGCCGGAATCGTCTTCGCACTCTTGCTGCAGTTTTGCGAGCGTGGACGCATCGGCGCCGGCCATCTTGGCGGCGACAGCGAACTCGGCACGCACGCCAGCGCGGCGGGCCTTGTCGGTGGCGAGCACTTCGGCAGCGCTGGGCTGCTTGGCTTCGGGGGCGGCGGGTTGCGCTGCAGCCGCCTGCGGGGTTGCCGGATTGGGCATGGTGGGGGTCTCCAGGGGAGTGGGAGCCGCAGGCGCGGCGGGTTGCAATGCGGGATGCCGCCCGGCTGCCGACGGGTAGCGGGAGAGCGCGGCTTGCGGAATGGCAGCCGAGGCGGCAATCGGGAGCGCGGCGGCGACGGCGTCGACAAAACCCGCGTCGAGCGCCTCCTGCGCGTTGTACCAGTGGTCTTGCCCGTCGGTGAGCAACGCGAGCACGTCATCGGTGCTCATGCCGGTCTTGGCCACGTAGCTGCTGGCCATGGCCTGCGCGTACTTGTCGAGCGTGTCGGCCATGTCGCGCATGTCGGCGCTGTTGCCGACGGCGTAGCCCCAGGGGGCGTGGATCATCAGCAGCGCGTTGTCGGCCATCTCGACCGTGTCGCCGGCCATGGCAATGAGGCTCGCGATGCTGTACGCGGCCGCCTCGATGCTCACGGTAATCTGCGCCGGATGGCGCTTGATGGCGTTGTAGATGGCAATGCCATCGGTCACGCTGCCGCCGTAGCTGTTGATGCGCACGGTGATGTCCGTCGCGTCGATCGCGGCAAAGTCCTTCACGAACTGCTTTGCGGTGACGGTTTCGTCCCACCACGACTCGCCGATATCGCCGAAGATGTAGACCTCGGCGCTCTTGGGCGCGTCGCCGGCTGCGGCGCGCGCGGCGCGAATGGAATACCAGGGTTGCGACATGGACAGGCCTGCAGACG